CTAAAGACAAAGCACAACAAGTGGCCCAAACCGCATACGCCACTGGCTACAAACAACAGAAAACTGACGTAATATCGTTCAGAGTTGCTGAAAACACTTGGATTCCACCGTCAAATCTTCAAAGTTTTCATAGAACTCACTTAGCGCCATGTGTTAAGCGTAGCTATCCGTGCCAAAGTGGTGGATGTGGGCTGCTGTGACCGAGTTTAGAAGGCACATGGCAAAGTCGCCAATGATGTTCTCTTGTGCTTCTTTTACGCTGAATTTCATGGTGGATTCTCCTGTTGTCATTGTATAACCGTAACGTCTTTTGATCGAGAGCGAATTTTGTTGCGGGTTTTTTCAATCATGCGCTCGTATTCGGATCGGCTAACTGACGTTCTTTGCAGATGATGCCACTCTAAAACCTCATTGATGGCCCTTAAGCCTGTCCCGGTCAGTAGCATTTTGCCTGTAGCTTCAAACCGCTTGGCTGCGTGTGTAAGCTCAATTTCGGCAAGCATAGAGTCGGGTAGTGCTTCTGGCCCTATGCCGTTTCTTGCCATCACTTGACAGATATTGTTCATGTCTACCAGTTCTTGCCATGTCCAAACTGTTGCTTTACCAGTCCTCATGGCTTCAATAGCGGCAATCTCTTTGTCTTTGAGTTGCTTTAAGCAATCGTCTGTTGTGATACCTGCGCCAGCGATAGCGTGACCGATAACGTCAATTAACTGGTAAACCTTCCTTTTACACTGCTTTTTCATTTAACTCTATCCTTGTAAGTGTTGTACCGCCAAGCTGTTGCTTCTTTGTCTATACGTTGCCAGATTTCTTCTTTTTCTATTTGAGACATAGAATTCCACACAGCGACTTCCATGTAAGTTCGCCCACAACCTTTACAAACCGTGTCATAAAGAGTCGTACAGACTGCTATGCAAGGGCTATCTGGCCTCACGCTGTTTCCTTGGTCATAGCATTCAGAAAAGGCGTGTTGTATGGATATTTTTCTTGCGGCTGCTCCAATACGATGCGCTCCAGCACTTCCATCGACCGCTGCAAATCTTGGTGCAGGTAGTCGGGGATTGTGGTTTTTAGGCTAAATGACCACGACTCCATCGCGGACAGCAGCTTGATTGCTGCAAGGGCTTCTTCTTTTGTCATGCTTGCTTCTCCTTTCGATTGGCTTCAATGGACTTCCAGCATTTGAATGCTGTGAACGGGATAACCCAAATTGGTAGTGTAAGAAACACCAACAGACAAATAAACATCAGCCACGCAATTTCCATAAGGCCAAAAAATGCTTCGGTGAAGTGTTCGCTCATTTGATAATCCTCAAGAAAGCGCCGCACCGGGCGCATTTGTAAATCGGATGGCCCTCAACGGGTTCCCATCGGTGTTGGCATTCGGTCATGTGTTCCCCCTTGCTCGGATGGCTTCGGCACATAGATAGGCTTCTAAAGCGGCGGCGTTCGCCTTTTTGTCTTGCGTTTCAACTGCAATCTTTTTGCATCGCCAAGCATCGTCTTCACACACCTTTGCACACGCCTCTCTTTCCGCCTCAACAGCCGCCTTAACGCGACTTTTGCACAAGGCATCAAACGCATTTCGCATTTCCTGTGTTGTTTGCTCATGTGTTGTCATGTGTTCTTTTCCAAAAGTTGTTTCACTTTCTCATAAACGTCATTCCTTGCGGTGTTGTCAGCTTCCAGCCTGCCCCATCCTGCGTAACGCATTTCATTCTCACAGCGTTGCAGAAGCTCATACATTTCACGCAAGCAATCGGCAGACTTGCCGTGCAACGGCCATTGCATTGTCTTTTCCAGCATGGCGGCAAGGCGCAAAGGCTTTGGCAGTTGGCCCACACGCAAAAGCTCTGCGGTGTCTTCTTCAGTTGTGTATTGATCTTGGTTCATGCGTTATCTCCTCTGGCTCGGATGGCTTTAGCTGCGGGTGGGGTGGCAATATCGGCTCGGACATAACGCACATCGCTGTTGTGGATTTGATGCCAGCACCAAGTTACGCTGTCGTCTGTGTAATCAACTGGCTCAGTAAGCTCATTGTCGCTGCAATCGCCATGCAGTTGAAGCCACAATTCTTTCGGCCCTTTATAAGACGCCACAGGCTCCTGCACAGGTGCTGGCTGCTTCGGCACACAGCCATGTGTAGTGCCGCTACGGTTTCGCATTGGTCGCAAATCATGATGTTTCCTTGTCTTGTTCTTTCATGCTGGCTTTAAGGAATTTGCTCAAGCGAGTAATTTTTCCTTGGTGGTACTCAACCATCTTGGCTGTGTACTCCTGATGCGCTTGAGATTTAAGCAATTCACGGCGTGAATCTTCAAGTTCACGCAGCGCAAGTGTTTCTGCGCTTGGTGGAGCAAACAATGTTTTGATGTATTCAATCGTGTTTTTCATCATGTATCTTTTGTTCCCCAATCGGGCATTTTTTCGTTTGCTGCAAGTTCTTCCAATTGAGCAAACAAATTGTCTAATGTTGGATTTTTAAAATTGCGACTGCAATAATGCGACCAAAACCATGTCGCTTCTTCCCAATTACATTGTTTGAACAGCCTGTCTCGCACAAATGCGCCGGGGCTGTTAGGCATATACAGCTTTTTGCTGTCTTCAATTTCGGCTCTCATAGCCGCTGCAATTGCTGCGTAGTTCATTGCTCGTGCTCGTCAACTGGATATTCGTCAGTGTTAGCCCTATCCTCATCTGTTTCAACAGGCGTAATTGAGGCTTCATATTGACGCTGAAGTTTGCGGCGATGTTCTTCAATTTCTAATTGCTTTGGAGTCATGGCTTTGTATTGGTTGATAAGGTCGGTTTCTACCTCATCAAAAAAGTTACCCATTGTGTTTGTCATGTTTGTCCTATCTTGTTGATGATGTCTCTATTATCAGAAAAACTTAGCTTTTACACATTAGTGCAAACCCTAAGTAGCGTCCAATCAAGCAATTCTTGCTGAGTGATGTCATAGAAAGCAACAAATCCTTTGCTGCCTAGTCCGTGAAAACCCTCATCTCCACGGTGATGTTCAACGCACAATGGAATAAGTGTCTTGTAGTCGCCTTTACCCCAACCGCCTTCTCTTAGGTGGTGTAGCTCAACAGGTCCGGGTTCGTGGTCGCCGTACAAGTGATGGCACAGCGCACAGCCAAGGCTTGCAACGGCTTGCTTATGCTTCTTCTCTGCGTTCTTCAATGGTGACTCCGTTAGTGTTGGCCCAATACAGCAACCACTCAGTAAAACTTACAGCTTGCTCTTTGGTAAACCGTCTGCTTTGATGGCCTAACTGAACAACACGTTCACCGTCAATGCTTGGCATGACTTTGCTGATGCTAGACATCTCTCCGCTTTCATGCGCCCATTGGTCAATCAGAAATCGCTTAAAGCTCTCTGCGTTCCAGCGACTACCGTGCAATGTTGCTTGCTTGGCAATCTGACCAATGATGCTGTGCATGAGTTTGTTTTGTTGGTCTGATCTAAGGATTGGTGTCATATAACCCCAATTGCTCTTAAAGCGGCTTCAGGGCTGTCAATCCTGCAAAGAGTACCACCGCACCACTTTGCAAAAAAGTCTTGCTGTAGGCGCGTTAAACGCTTTGTAGGACCACTTTTCAATTCCATGAGAAATGTTTGGTTTTTGTAGCCAACCAAAAGGTCAACTGGTAGACCTATGGGCCAAACGTAACAACCTGCATCCCTAAGAACCTTCACTACTTCAGCTTGGTTTTCGTCCACACGGGCTGCGTATCTCATAAAGGCGAGTCTCCAGCGTCATCACGCTTTTGCTTTTCGTACTCACGAATTTGCTTGCGTGTCCAAGGTGTTGGGCCTGATAGTGGTGGAAAAGGCCAACTCATGATTGAGCTTCTCTTGCTTTGACGATGGCGGCGCGGGCTTGGTCAAAGGTGGGTTTATTCCACTCGTCTTCGTCCATGCCCATGTGAGTCAGCATGGCGTTTAAAGCAGACAGCAAATCAGGCGCTGCGGCGATTAGTCGAAGGTCAGCGTCACGCTTCTGGTAATCGTCTTCATTTAGGTCGGTGGCCCACATCACCGCCTTGATTCCAAAAGACGGGCCGCTGATTTCTTTGATGGCAGGATAGTTACCCTGCACAACTGTCCACGGGCCGGGTGTGTGTTGTGTTGTCATTCCAATTCTCCTGTTTGTAGTTTTTGCATCAGCGCCCTGATTCGGGCAACAGATCCGGTTCCATATCGTTTCTCAAGCCACTCCATGCGTACAGGTGTAAGAACCTTTTGGCCTGTTGACTCGTATGTGCGGTAAAGCACTCTAGCCTCGCCAAGTTCAATCTGGTATCTGTCACCAGCATTTGAGATTGTTTTGCGACTGTACGACATGAGGATATGGATTGAGTTTAAGAAGACCCCATTTGAGTTTGGGTAGCTTGCGAACAATGTTGGCTTTGCATAAAGCACTAATCGTTGCGTATACCTGCTTGTTTGTCCAGCCGGTGATCTCTTTGATTTCACGACCTGACAGTTCGCCGTGTTCAAGCAGTTTTTGGAGTGCGTATGGTCTTTTCATGCTGTTAACAATCTCCATGCTGTTGCTGCACACAATGAGACTTGTCCGTTACCAATGGCTTTAAGTCTGTCCACCCTAGCGGCCACCCCATCAGCCACTCTACCCACGTTGGGTTCAGCTTCCCACCATTTCCTGCGCCCATCAATCTCGCTTCTTCTATTGTTGTGTTCTTGTTTAACAAATCCCAACTGCCAGTCCCGCCACACATTCCCTTGGTTCGTGGTGTTGGCCATGTCTCTATGCGATTCTTTAATGCTTTTCTGCTGTTGCTCCCACCGTCCAATCCTGTCGTGTTGGGCGTGTGAAATGTGTCCACGCCATTTGGCAACAATCCACATCCTGTCTCTTTAGTGATTGGCTCCAACGTCTGCTGCTCCCATAACAGTCCATTTACAGTCATACCCCATTTTGGCAAGATCACCAATGACTCTTGTTCCTCCCCGAGTAGTGAGCATTGGGGAGTTTTCCACAAAGACGTATTTGGGTCGTACTTCGCCAACCACCCGCGCCATGTGATGCCACATTCCTGATCTTTTTCCATCAAGTCCATCGCCTTTCCCTGCGGCTGAAATGTCCTGACACGGGAAGCCTCCAGATACAACGTCAACAAGTCCTCTCCACGCGAACCCGTCAAAGGTTTGTACGTCATCCCAAATCGGGAAAGGCGGGAGAAGTCCGTCATTTTGTCGGGCGCACAGTACGCTTGCTGGATAGGGTTCCCACTCAACGGCGCAGACTGTTCGCCATCCAAGAAGTTTTCCCCCCAATATTCCTCCACCAGCGCCTGCGAAAAGAGCCAACTCATTCATAACCACCTTTCATGTTTTGATGAATTGTCCACAGCTTGTTTTTGTTTGTCATTGGTGTTTACCCTTAGTGTTTGTTTTTAGTCATAGGTATAGCTAGGGTGGATAGAAGGCTATTCCTATCCTACCTGCTCCATGTTCTTATGTATCTAAAAAAGGAAAAGTCCATAAAAACACCAAGTGCCCATGAGGGATTGATTCACTTATACACAAAGCCTAGTTTCCACCTGAGTTACTTTGTGCTTTACCAGTCGGTCAATCAACGCTGGTCGCTTTTTGCCCACGGGTGTAAATGGGTGCGGTGTATTCTGACTTGCCAGCCCATGCAGGCCCTGTGACGTAACGCGAGTCATTCGGTTACAGAAGAATTGACAAACAAAAAAGCCGTTACTGCTGCCCTCGGTGGAAACCCTAAAGTGAAAACCAAGGGCGAAGGCATGAGTAACGGCTTTACAGTCGGTCGCTTTCCACGGCAACGGGTACATTTTAAACATAAAAAAAGGGACTATGCAAGCCCCTTTGTGTAAAAACCTTACATCCGTCTGATTTGAGCCAATCGCTCCCTGATGTGGTCAGGCATAGGGGCTGCTTTTGCCCTGTCTGCTGCTATCTTTTGCAATGCTGGATCAATTTGTTGTACAGGCTTGTTGGCAACAAAAGTATCAGGAATCTCAGCACCATCCCAACGCTGTTGATTAAGATAGACCAAAGGAGCCGGGATAAAAGCCCCTTGATCTTTGCGCCATGCGTCTGTTGTTTTCATCCACTCAACGTGTTTGACAATTTGGTCAGCACAACCATCGTACAAGCCTTTTTTCCATCTTGCCAAGCAGACAGACTTACCGCCTTTGCGATATGACTTAGGCCAAGCTGCCCAAAACTTTTCAAAGTTAGATTCAAAGAGTTCCATGATTAAGCCCTACTGTAAATAGTGATCGGGTGGTTGTTGTGATACTTCTGCTGCAAGATCATGATTTCACGCTTGTTAAAAATGACCTGATCTTTGTTGCGCCAGTTGAAAGCATTGCTTGTGGACTTGGCTGTGCCATCTTCCCACTTGTCAGACATTGTGTTTTCTTGAACAACAACAGACTGTTGCTTTTCTACAACAAATGATTTGCCGGTTAGTTTGTGGAAATGCGCCCATTTGCCGTTGCCTTGCAAGACTTTATTGACAAGCACGATGTAGCCATCTTCAAGCAGTTCGTCTTTGATTTTGGTGGGTGACTCATGGTACTTGCGTGTTGCCATGCGGTTCATGATGCGTCTATGGCTTTCAGGGCCATTTTTTAGTTGTTCGAGGTAGAAGGCTTTTGCTGGTAACACAGGTTGATTTCCTTTTTTGTGGTGAGTTCAATGGCTCGGGCAAAGAGTGCAACGGTAGCTGCCTCAAAGTCGCCGGGATCAAAAGTGTATTGCTTTATAGATTGAATTGCAGTGACGCAAAGCTCCTGTGCGGCAACGGTTTCGTGGTGGTCTGGTGTAGTCATGCTGGCAAGGTTATCATTGTTAAACAGTATGTCTATCAGGGTTTCCCCTAGTGTTTATTTGTTTTCTGTGTAATAAGATTGAGGCTCAACAAGACAGGAGTTCACATGAACATCACACTTTTACGCCAAGCACGGCAACTTTTTCTTTCATACGATGCGTCCCCTGACGTCATCCGTACTTACCAACGCAAATGGGCACGATCTGTCCATCAGCTTGGTGACAAATGGCTTCTTGCCAATCCAATTATTCGCAAATAAGGTGTTCAGCCGACCTGTAACGGCTGTTTTTTTAGGAGAATGAAATGGGCTTTGTAGCTTCTGACAGTGGTGGTGGCAACTTCAAACGTGTGCCTTCTGGCGTTCACATTGGTCGTTGCTATTCGTTGATTGACCTTGGCACACAGTTGTCTAGCGGTCAATATGGCGAGAAATTGCAGCACAAGATTCGTGTTGCTTGGGAATTGTTTGGCGAGGATGAAGAAGGCAAACCATTGACCGTTGAGTTTGACGGTAAAGAGATGCCTATGACCATCAGCAAGTCATACACTTTGTCGCTTAGTGAAAAAGCATCGTTGCGTAAAGACTTGCAGTCTTGGCGTGGTCGTGAGTTTACTGATGAAGAAGCTAAAGGCTTTGACATTTCTAAGCTGATCGGTGCTTACTGCATGGTCAACGTGACCACAAGCGAGACAAACGGCAAGACGTATAGCAACGTAGCTAACCTGACTCCATTGCCAACAGCATTGAAGAATGCCAAGCCAGCGGCTGTGCATGAAACAGTAATGTTTGACTTAGATAACCCTGATTGGGCTGTTTTTGACGCTTTCCACGACAAGCTCAAAGATGCTATCAAGCGTTCTCCTGAGTTTGCCAAGGTAGCGGGTCATTCTTCTGGTCAAACGCCAACAGGCGGTTTTGACGATATGCCGGACTTCTGACCATGACCAGTCTCTACGAATTAGCAACATCGTTTCGTGAACAACTTGACGAATTGTTTGACCCTGAGACTGGCGAGGCTTTGCCAGCGTTTGACGAATTCCGGGTCATGCTCGGCAACAAAGCAAACGCTGTCGCTGCTTACGTCCTCAACTGCGAGTCAGATGCTGAACAAGCTAAAGCCGCTATCAAGCGTATCAAAGCCTTGCAAACAGCCTACGAGCGCAAAGCAGAAAAGTTGAGGGATTACCTTGCCGAGAACATGAAGACCGCTGGAATCCACGAAATAAAGGGTGCTGACGGGTCTTTCGTTGTCAAGCTGTATGTTGACCGTGATGAGTCTGTTGTGATTGAGGATGGTGCAAAGTTTGCGCCTGAATTGTGCAACGACCCAAAGCCGCCAGAGCCAAGCAAAACCAAGATCAAGATTGCCATTCTTGCTGGTGAACCTGTAGCTGGTGCTTACATTGTTCGCAAAGATCGTTTGACAATTAAGTGAGACAAAACATGAAACTCAATGACTTTTTTGGGGGAAATCCTTTAAAACTTTTCCCCCGTGTTCGGGATAGCGATCCCATTACATCATTTGAGGCGGCAGATTCAACAAAAGAACTGTCTGCAAAGCACTGGAATGTTATTTCCGAATGTTTGAAAGAGCATGGGCCACTTGGCAAAGATGGCATTGCAAGGCTAACTGGCCTTGATGGAAATCAAGTCGCCAGAAGAATGAATGAAATGTGGGTTAATAGGATGGTTTTTTTGACAGGCAGAAAAGTTAAATCAAACAGTAATCGCAACGAAAGAGAGTGGACAGTATGAAAACAATTGAAGCATATCAAACAGATGACGGTCAAGTTTTTGCATCATTGACTGAGGCAAAAGTGCATGAAGAATGCAAAAAACTTATGCCTGAAATCAATGCGTTTATGACATCAGATGCTTGCAAGTACAACAACCAAGCACACGCAAAGATTGTCACAAACACTTTGCTTGCATGGCACTTTTGGAAAGCTGATGGAGGCATCAACCAATGAGTTACGCACAAGTAGAAATGAAGATTATTCAGTGGTCTGAAGCACGAAAGATCATTCCAAACTCAACGCCTGATACGCAGCTTCTTAAAGCCATGTCTGAACTTGGCGAATTGGCTGATGCTACTATCAAGAAAGACCGTGAAGGAATTATTGATGGAGTTGGTGACGTAGTAGTTTGTTTAATTAACTATTGCGCTTTGCAAGACATTGACCTTGTGACTTGCTTGGAGTCTGCTTACGAGCAAATCAAACATCGAAAAGGTACATTGCTTTCAAGTGGCGTGTTTGTAAAGGAATCGTGATGATTTTTGACCTTACTACTTCTGCCCTTGACAGACAAGAGTCCGGCAATCATTACAAAGACAAAGGCATCCAACCGATTGTCTACATCTACGCCAACGATCTAGGTTTCTGTGAAGGTAACGTCATCAAATACGTTACCCGTCACAAAGAAAAAAATGGCGCTGCTGACATTCGCAAAGCCATTCATTACTTAGAGTTGCTGCTTGAGTTGCAATACAAGGATGTTACTTGAGGCAGACTTCTGTAACGTAAGATTGAAGTGCTTTTAGCTTCAGTCCGTTTTCGTCAGCAACTGCTGCCAGCGATTGAGTAGCTTCAGAACATTCTCTGATGATTGTGTCTCTGGAGTCTGCATCAGTTCTGGCGCAGGTGCTGGTATTTTGATTTGCTGAATAGGAACGTAACTGGTCGCGCAACCTGTCAAGCTCATTGCGAGTAGAGCGCACAACAGCATCTGAAGTCTTTTTGCTTTTTGCATATTGTTCTTCAACCGTTTGTTTTTCAGCCAATAGTTTTTGCTGCTTTTCGTGTTGCGCTTGCTCTGCTTTGTGAGTAGCAACTTCAACTTCTCTTTTTACGTTTTGTTGCCCAAGCAAATACATCTTCCAATGTGATGCAGACAAAGCAACAACAACAATTATTCCTGCTGCA